GTCGATGCGTTTATTCGGTTAGACGGACAACGCCGTGCTTTCCGACCACGACCTGAATGGGTAACTCGGCCTGACATTGATCAGACGAAAGAATCTTTCTATGGCGCAGTGATTGTGTCGCTCCTCATGGACGGTAACGCTTTCATTCGCGTGTTCACTAACCCTCGCGGCGAAGTGACCAACATGGTTGTCTTAAACCCGCAACATGTGGAGATTAAACGTAACGGTATTGGCCGTGTCATGTATAAAGTGCAAGAAGACAAGAACCTCTACAACACGGAACAGATTATTCACATTGCTGATGTGGTCCGACCGGGGCATCTTCGTGGCGTATCACGGGTAGAAGCCCTCAAAGAGAACTTTGGTCTCGCATTGGCTCTTGAGAACTATGCGGCACGTTTCTTTGGACAAGGCGCAACCACCCAAGGCATTATCGAATACCCCGGCAAACTAACAGCTCAACAAGCTAAAGAACTACAGCAGGGTTTCGACGCACGGCATAAAGGTTGGAAACGCGCACACAAAACAGGTGTCCTCTCCAACGGTGCAACCTATAAACCCACGTCAGTGGAGAACGACCAAGCACAATTCCTAGACTCCCGACGTATGGCAGTGGAAGACATCGCCAGGGCGTTCAAAATCCCCTCCAACCTCCTCAACCTCCCCGGTACAAACACGTATGCTTCCGTTGAAGAAAACAACCGTGCCTGGGTAACCCACTGTTTACGGCCCATTACACAAAAATTGGAAAGCGCGTTTTCACCGTTGCTTGCCCGTTATGAGGGCGGCGAGACTGCGTTCATTCGGTTCAACATGGATGGTTTGATGCGCGCGGATATTAACAATCGTTATACCGCGTATTCGGTGGGCCAACAGAGCGGTTTTTTAAGCGTGAATGATGTGCGTAGGCTTGAAGACCTCCCTGATATTGATGATGAGTCGGCTAACACGGTGCGGGTGCCGCTGGCGAATGTGAATGTGGACTCAGCTACGGTGACGGCGCAAAGTGAGCGTGTCGATATGGCGCAGAGACTGGTGCAGGTCGGTTATGACCCGGCTGAAGTGCTTGCAGCACTCGGTTTGCCACCTATTGCGCACACTGGTTTGCCGTCGGTGCAGTTGCAGCCTACGTCGCAGATTAACGAGACTGACCCGAGTAGTGAATATGAGGTTGAGTAATGGCGATTAAGAGTTTTCAGTACGACTTAGAGCAGAATGTCCGCCAGGTCATTTGCCCACCGTCGATACACCCACAAGAGGTGCATGTTCATAATCACGAACACGGGCAAAGAAAGGACCTTTATGTTGGTGGGCCTAATGTGACTGCTGACAATGGTCATCATGTGCTTGCAGAATCGGACATGCGTATAGTTTTGCATCCGGGGCAGTCACTTTATGGTGTGACTGACGAAAACAACGGTATTGAAGTGACAGTCCTTTGTGTGGAGAAATAAAGTGCCCTACTTGATTACAGACACTGCACAAGGTTGCTCGGGCTGGGCGACGATAAAAGACGATGGTGAAGTGATGGGTTGCCACACCACAAAACAGGACGCTATCGACCAGGCGTTGGCTATCGCTCAGTCGGAGGGTTCTGAGTATTTAGGTGAGCGGTCTACCCGTGACCTGCCGGATAATTACCGTCCGGCTACTTCTGAGGATGTGCCGGAGGGCCGTGCCTGCGGTAACTGCATGTTCTTTAATGAAGAGAACCTTGACGAAGAAGGTCGCGCTTTTTGTGAACGTTGGGAAGAGTATGTGGAGGGTGGTCAGTATTGCAATGCGTGGGAGCCTCGTGAGGAAGATCGTGCTGCTCCTGACGCTTTAGATGTTGGCGACTTTGTTTCTTGGAACAACCCCGGAGGTCGCGCTCGCGGGCAAATAGAACGTATTGAACGTGACGGTACAATTGATGTACCAGATAGTTCTTTTACGATTGAAGGTACTGAAGATGACCCAGCAGCGCTCATACGGCTCTGGCGGGAAGGTGAAGAAGGGCCGGAGGCGACCGAGACTCGCGTAGGACATAGGTTCTCTACTCTTACGAAGATTGGCTCGCTACGTTTTATTGCCGTTGAACAGCGACAAGTTGATTTGTCTCCGCCCGCCTACATGAGGGCTGCGGCGCGTCAGGGGCTCCGCTATCACGAGGAGGGTCTGTCAGGTGATGGTTTGCGTCCACAGACCGTTAGAGAGGCTCGTGCGATGGCTGAGGGCAATGTGAGCGCGGATAAGTGGGTGCGTATCGCGGCGTGGATTGCACGGCATATGGGCGATCTTGACTCGCCTGCCGCTAACCCGAGTAATGATGATTATCCTTCGGCGGGTGTTGTGGCGCATCTTTTGTGGGGCTCGGGCCCTTCAAAGAGCCGTGCACGTCGTGCGCAAGCCTATGCTGAGCGTATCGTCGCTAGACTGGAAGAAGAGAATAGAGCGCGATTTAGCGTGGAGGCTAGAAATATGGCAAAGATTGAAACTCGGACTCAGGCCACTAAGTTTGAACTGCGGGAACTTGACGACGGTAGTGGCATGACCTTCTCGGGCTATGCGGCAGTGTTTAACTCTGCAAGTGAACCTTTGCCTTTCCGGGAAAAGATTGCTCCGGGTGCTTTCAAGCGTTCACTGCGCGCTCGCAACGACATTAAAATGCTGTGGAACCACGAGAGCGGTCAAGTGCTCGGTTCGACTCGGGCTGGCACACTCCGTCTTGAAGAAGACTCTTATGGTCTGCGTGTAACTGCTGATTTGCCAGACACGAGCGCAGGACGCGATGCTGCCTACCTTTTGAAGCGTGGCGACATTGACAGCATGAGCTTTGGCTTCTCAGTGCCGTCTGGCGGTGACGATTGGTCTGCTGATGGCATGGAGCGCACTCTAAACTCGGTTCGCCTGCATGAAGTCAGCATTGTTGCTTTCCCTGCATATGCAGCAACGGCTGGCACGACCATGGTGCGCGGTTTAGACGCGGTTGCTCGTTCTCTTGATATTGACGAAGATAAAGTTGCTGATGCTTTCCTTAAGTTAGAGTCGGGCGAAAAGATTACGACTGAGGATTACAACATCGTCAACACCCTTATTGATAAGCTTGTCGAGTCGGATCAGGCCGAAGCAGAGACTTCTGAAGAGGAAGAACTTGACATGCTTGCTCTGAAGAGGAAGAAGCTAGAACAATTGTTGAAAGGTATTGAGTAATGGCTACACGCGCTGAAATTAAGAAAGTTATTCTTGACGTAGCTGGCAACCCTGAAGGTGGCGTTGTTCGTCAATATGCTGATGCTTGGGCTGACGCGATTGTCGCACTTGACGAGCCTGTGAAGGCTAAGAAGCCAGAGGTCAAAGAAACTCGCATTATTACGCCCGAAGAAGAGCGGTAGCGAGTTTCCTCCCCAGGTTTTTCCCCTTTTCCCTGGGGAGTCTTAGGGGCAGGATGGGTTTCGACCAAGAGGAAAGACCGCTAGCGGATTCTCTTGGGACGGCGGTTCGACTCCGCCCTGCTCCACTTACGCCTTGTCTAGTAAAATAAAAGCAGGCATTGAGTGTCAACACCGTGCTCTCGTAGTCTGCGTCAGCGCAGCTGGTAATAGTAACTACTAACAAGGAGATAAATTGTCTGAGTTCATTAAGTCTCAGCAGGAACTCCGCGGAAACCTTACTCACCAGATTCAGGAAGCCCTGGACGCTGCTGAGGAGCGCGGGGGTCTTGACGCCGAGACTCTTGAAAAGGTCAACCGGATTGAAGATGAAATCCGCAAGGCCGACGAACTGATTTCTGTTGCTCAGCGCAACGAGGAGCGCAAAGCTGAGACTGCTGAGGCAGCTCGCGGTTTCGTGCCTGAGGTTGCTGAGGAGCGTTCCGCTAACGACATCCTGAAGGCCATTGGTCTCGGTGAAATGCGTGGACACGAGTTCGCCCGTGAAGAGCGTACTCTTGTTACCTCGACTGACACCGTGCCTCAGTCGTTCTTCGACCAGGTTTTCTCGGTTGCTCGTCTCGTGGGTCCGATGCTTGACACTTCGGAGACCATCAACACCACGACTGGTGAAGACCTCACCATTCCTACCCTGACTGCTTACAGCACTGGAACGATCACTGCTGAAGGTTCGGCTATCTCGGAGAGCGAGCCCACCTTCTCCAGCATTACTCTCGGTGCTTACAAGTATTCCTTCCTGATTCCTGTGTCGAGTGAACTGCTCACCGACGCTGGGTTCAACATGGAGGGTCTGCTTGCTGAGCAGGCTGGTAACGCGATTGGTTTCGCCGTGAACAACGCCCTCACTGTGGGTACTGGAACGGTTGAGCCGAACGGTGTTGTTACCGCTTCTGGTTCGGGTGTCACTGGTGGAACTGCCGTTTCCGGTGCATTCACTGCTGACAACCTGATTGACCTGATTTACTCGCTCGACGGTGCTGCTCGTCGCCTGCCTGGTGTTGCTTTCATGGCTAACACTGCTTCGGTTGGTGCGATGCGTAAACTGAAGGACGACAACGGTCAGTACCTGTACCAGGTTGGTGTTGGTCAGCCGGACAGCTTTGCTGGATTCCCGATTTTTGAGAACCCTGCTATGGCTGACATTGCAACCTCTGCCAAGAGCGTTGTGTTCGGTCACCTGCCTTCCTACAAGGTGCGTATGGCTGGCGGCCTTCAGGTTGCCTCCTCGACCGACTACGCCTTCAACCAGGACCTGACTTACTACAGGTTCCTGATGCGCGTTGACGGAAACCTGACTCACGCGGGTCACATTAAGCACTTTATTGGAAACGCTGCTTAATTAAATAACACGCAGGGGGGTCGGGCTATTGCTCGGCCCCTTTCGCGTTGCTAGGATGCCCTCATGGGTAAATCTGGTAATCCTGCCGCGCAGGAAGAATTAAAGGGCGCGTTTAGTGTTTGGTCTAATAGTTATGACATGCCGACAGGGTATGGGCAGCAGGTTAAGTATCTGATTAACCGTTTGAAACGTCATGGTCTTGACGTGTCGAATATCAGTAACTTTGGACTTGAGGGTGCTCGTTCGTTTATTGATACGAAGT